CAGAGATACAAGGAGGTAGCAGATGTCTGATCCATTTGAAGTCCAGCGAGCAATCCGTAACGCAACGGAACGAGCAGGTGACTACACACACAAGCATTACCAAACAGACCCTTCATTAAATGACGGTCCTTACTGGCATAAGCGCTGTATGGAGTTACAAGAGGAGCTTTCAAAGTACCGGCGTGAATCGTGGCGGCTACGCGATGAATTGCTCGATCTAAAGGAAGCTATTTCAAAAGTTTTGGAAAGGAAGCAATGAGTGCAGCACCACAACCAGTACTCCCGTTTAATCCAATTGAGCGCTTTTTTGGGCGTCCTGAGTATAACGACACTGATCTTGCAGTGGTTATTGGGGTAGAACGAACATCTATCGAGCGGTGGAGACGAAAAGGAATTCGCTTCTATGTTGCGGATAAGCTCGTCACCCGGCTAGGATATCATCCATCATACTTCTGGCCAGACGAATACTGGACTACACCTTTAGGAGAATCATGAATAACATCACCATCGTAGGCAATATGGGGTCGGACCCTGAATTGTCCTTCACCACGAACGGCAAAGCTAAGGTTCGCTTTAGTGTTGCTGACACACGTGAGGTCAACGACAAGAAGGAAACCACATGGCACAAGTGTGTTGCGTGGGGTAAAACTGCTGAGAACATCGCTTCGCTGTTCACTAAGGGCCAGCGCGTCATCTTGAGCGGTCGCTACAAGATGGACGAGTACACCACAAAGACCGGCGAGAAGAAGCAGAACTTAGAGGTATTGGTTGACGATTGTGGGCAGAGCATTCGCTTTGATCTGCCCAATGCCGACCGCCCAAGCTTCTCAAAACCCTCTGCCCCACAATCGAGCATGTTTGAAGATGAAGAGCCGTTCTGATGCGTTCAAAGACGACGCTGCTTGTAAGGGACTGGGGCCAGACGTATGGTTCCCTTCCGAACCACAAGGAAAAGATTTTTTTGCACAAGCACGTGCAATTTGTAATGAATGTCCAGTCAAAGTTGACTGCCTAGAATACGCATTAAGTTTTCCGTCAGTAGAAGATACTGCCGGTATGTATGGAGGATTATCACCATGGCAAAGGGAAAAGATTCGTCAGAGCCGTTTGACGAAGACACCTATCACAAACAACTCGTATGGGAGGAATTCCTTCAAAGAGCCGTTGAGGCAGGAAATAAAGCTATCGACTGGTTCGATCTCGCAGATTACGCCGAAGAAATGGTTGCAGAGTCAGTTATCGAAGAAGTCTACAACGAACGATGGAACTCCACAGGAGACGTCGTTATGGCAGCCTTCAACTTCTTGTGGCCAGAGATTGAGTCTTTGGCAATCAAGCTTGGAGTCCCATTTGAACCCGAAATCATGGAAATACACGGTATCGAAGATGACAACTGAATACATCACCCCCAAGCAAACAAAATTGCTTCTTGGATCCACTAAAGCAGCACCCGATACTGAAATTACAGCAAAAGCACTTGCTGGCGTTTTGGCCGCCGGGTGGCCTGATCCGTTGCCTGAACACATTGCATCTGCTATCTTTATGGGGTGTTCATATGTTATGAATCTTGGCAAGATAGCTTTTGATGCGGGAACGCTTTCCGCAGAAGAAAATGCAGCGATCCAAGGCGTAGCTGAACTCTCAATGCAAATTTGGAAGAACATTTACGATCAGGTAAAGACAACATGACAGACAATAACGAAGACAAGCCGGTAGACCCTAAGATCGCAAACATCCTGCCGTATGTCTTTACTAAGGAAACTGCTGCTGAAAACGCTCGAAAGGCGACCAAGAAGCGTGTAGAGAACAAGCAGAAGGAAAAATACGTTCGTCAAGGCATGACAAAAGAAATCCTTGCCGCACAGGAGCAACTCAAGAAGCTCGGTCTTTCTAAGCTTGCAGCCACTATTCCTCGCGAAGATCTACCTAAAATGGCTATCGCCATCATGGCAGACAACGCTTTGCGTGTTTTAGGCGGCGAATGGGAGATTGGGTCGGCAGAAGAAGCCACAAAGATTGCAAAGATCTGGCATGACATTCTTCGTCTTGAAATGAACCAGGCAACTACTATTTCTGGTACACAAAACGAAACGCCGGAATCCCGCCAGAATCGTCTTGAAGAATTGCGCCTTGAGGCAAAGCGCCGCGTTGAGGGTGGTTTGCGGGCTGTTGCCGGTGACGCATGAACCATCTTTTATCTGATGATGAGTTTAGTAACCTTTCTACAAGAGAACAAGATGAGTATCTCAAACTTCTTGAAGAGGATATGTCGGCGTGGTCTCTTCAAGGAAACGATCGTCAGTTACGCGCAAACATACTCCTCAGCAAAGTCGATTGGCTTCTTTACGGTGGGGCGGCCGGTGGAGGCAAGTCTGAACTACTCGCTTACCACGTCCACGACCTCAGCACCAGGTTTCCGGGCCATCGCAGTCTACTTATACGTACCTCGTTGCCCGAACTGCGCCGTTCTCTCATCATTCGTACACAGGTTAGATACTCCCAAATAGATGTTGATGCGACACTCAGGTCGGTAGACAACGTTAAAGCTTGGTGGTACGACAATGGAAGTATTATTGAATACGGTTACTGCGCCCGCGACGAAGATGTTGGGCAGTTCATGTCTGCTGAGTATGACTTTATTGGTTTTGACGAAGCTACGCAGTTTACGCCTTACCAAATGTTGATGATCTCCGGTCGTCTTCGTACTAGTAAAAAGATGGCCGCATCTGGCGTTAGAACGCACGTTATGTTTGCTACTAACCCCGGAGACCGTGGACACACGTTTCTCTACCACATGCTGGTAGGGCCGACGCAGTACGGTAGGTACGCCGTTGTGTATGATGTGTCAAATGGGTTCGAGGACCCACCAATTGTTCGTTTAGTAGAACTACCAGACGACTTAGAGGAGTTGGCTAAACTTGAAATCGATCACGACCCGAACAATCATTTGGTTGTTGCCTTCGTTCCTTCTACTGTTATCGACAACCCTCATATTGATCCGACCTATAAGAAACATCTTTCGATGCTTCCTGAAACCGAAAGGCGTCAGAAACTTATGGGAGATTGGGACACGTTTACGGGGCAGTACTTCGTGGAGTTTAAACGCGACCTACACGTTGTACCCCCGTTCCCAATACCGGATTCGTGGCAAAAATATCGAGGTGTTGACTTCGGAACAGCCAACCCTTATTGCTGCCTCTGGGGCGCGATCGACCCGTCAGACGGCACTATGTATATATATCGGGAGGCTTATGCTAAAAATCTCACTGCAGCAGAGCAAGCCAGGACTATCAAACGGTTATCTGTATCTTCCGAGAACAAACAGGAAAATTTCACTATGACGGTTGGTGACCCGTCTATGTTTAGCAATGTCGCCGGTACGGGTACAACCGTTGCCAGCCTTTACAATAACAATGGCGTTATTCTTCAAAAGGCAAAAAACCAACGTATTGGTGGTTGGCAGAACGTACGCAGGTACCTTGCTCCTAGCCCAGTTGACGGGGTAGTAAGGTTGAAGATCTTTGATAACTGCGTGAACTTGATTCGTACAATGCCAATGATGCGTCACGCGCATACAAACCCGGAAGACCTGGACACCAAAGACGAAGACCACGCAGTCGACGCTTTAAGGTATTTGCTAGGCTGTCGCCCGTATGAAGTACAAAAACGCACAGCTAAGAAGTATGCTGAAGGTGCCGAAGGACGTGTGCAGAAGTACATGGAAAGGCTAGATAAAATGGCTAAGAAGAAAGCTAGGAGATGGTAATGCTACTCGTTGATCATTATCTTTATTTACCGGGTTGCTGTTGGTCATGCCGCAGCGTAAACCTCCCCACAATTGACACAGGGATTGATCTTGACGGCGTTAACTCACCCGATGACCCAAACCCGTCTGCTATTACTCGCATCTATTTTTGCGCTGATTGTGCTATGGAAATGGCTCGCATGGTTGCAAATTCTCGCAATATGGAAATTTCTACTGCCGGTTCAAACCAAACACTGGCCAATACGGTACAGATGCTTGGCGAGAATAACTCCAACTTGTTAGCTCGTGTGGATGAATTAGAAAACGCTCTTCGTATTGTGAGGTCTATCCCGGCTGCCACCGAAGAACCTGCACCTCCTAAAGCTTTCAAGGTCGCTACACCAAAGGAAGTCAAGAAATGATAGTATTGACAGTTATAGCCCTGGGACTACTTGGGGTAGTAATTTGGTTGGTTCGAGAGAACCGGAGATTGACACAGATGGTAATTTCACGGCACACAGGCGATTTCACGGCTATGGTACGCGCTGAAAAGAAGTTTGCCAATGTCAAGAAAGACAAATCTAAAGATGAAGGATACCATACTTGGCGTATCCCGTCTGAAGGCGTAGCACCATGAAACCTTGGGAACCACCATCAGCTGCCGACGTTGTTGACATGTGGCAGAAAGCAGACCAATACCTTGTAAAAGAACGACGCGACTACTGGATGAATGCGTCGTATTATGCTTCTCACCAGTGGATTTGGTGGGACTTTACGCGCAATATCGTACAGGAGCTTGATTACGCCAATGAAGCGGAACGCGGATCTCGTATTACTATTGACAAGTACGGGCCACGTTGCCGCAGCTTGCTTGCTCGTTTGACCCGTTCTGAACTTATTTGGGAAGTCCAGCCTACCGGTATGGACGATTCTTCTATGCGTAGGCAGCGTCTTCAGGAACAGCTGTTGATGGGTGAACAGCGCCACAACGACTGGGAAGATGTTCGCGAAATGTCTCTTCTTCAAACCCTGTTTGGTGGTGCTAGCGCTATTGCTGTCGACTGGGATCCAGATAAGGGTGAGGATTATATGATTGATCCAATCTCACAGATTTCTGTTCCAATGGGCGGTATTCGTCTCACTCCGCTTGGAATAAATGAATTTACCCTCGAGCCAGGTTCCCAAAACGCTGCTGATGCGCGTTGGTGGATCCGTTGCACAAGTCTTCCACCAGAACAAGTACAGGAAAGATACGGTCTTGAAGAGGTTCCTAAAGCCGACGCTGAAGCTATGCTTTCTAGCCGCCACCGCAGCATTTTGCTACGTCGCCCTGGTGGAGCGCCGCCACGTACAACGCTCGTCTATGTGTACTATGAACGGCCCACCTCGCGCGGTCCGGGATGCGTGGTTCACGTTGTAAACGGCAAGATCGTTCTACTTGAAGAACAGTGGCCATTCCCGTTCAAACACTTGAATATGGCCCTTTTTCGCCAAAACAAGATCCCCAACACATGGGTAGGACATACTCTTCTTACTCCTGCTCGAGATGTTCAGTACGCATATAACCGCGCCCGTTCAACAATCTTGGAACACATGCGTAAGGCCGCTAACGCCCGATTGATGATCCCGTCAGGATCGGTAGACGATGCGGATAGTATTACTATTGATCCGGCCGATACACTTGAATACAACAGCGAAATTGGTGAACCACACTGGCAAACGGCCCCGGAAGTACCTCGATGGATTTCTGGCGAAGCACAGCAGTTGGAAATGGAACTTGACGACATTTTCCACACCCACCAAACAACGCGAGGCGAAGCACCTGGCGACCGCAATAGTGGCCTTGCCTTGTCACTATTGGCCGAAAAGGACGACACGCCACTTGGACCTATGGCTAAAGACCAGTCCGCCGGGTGGGGTCGTATTGCTGAAATGACTCTTGCTTTATACAGAATGAATGCAGAAAGCACCGGCATTACACGCAATACAATGCTGATTACCGAGAACGGCGTTCCACTGCAAGTTTCCTGGAATGCTAAAGATATCGACGCTAAACCTGTTGTTTTGGTCCCAATGGATGCCACAATGCCACGAAGCAAGATTGCTACCCAGTCAATTATTACAAACTTGGCTCAGCAGTTCCCGCTTGTATTCCAAAATGTAGATCCAAAGTCTTTGTCAAAGATGCTCGATTTGCCGGACCCACGACAGTTCTTGACCCAAATGGACCCCGACATTGCAAAAGCAGAGTGGGAAAACGGCCTACTCATGCAGGGCATTCCTGTTATTCCAGAAGACTTCGACGTCCACGACGCCCATATTATGGAACACAACCGCGAACGCAAGTCGCCAGCTTACGAACTTTCGGATCCCGCAATCAAGCAAGTTATTGATATGCACATCATGGCACATATGCAGTATTTGGCAAACGAAACTTCTGCCATTATGGCTCAGGCTGATCAGGCCGCAATGGGTGAAATGCAAGACCCTGGACTTTCAGCCTCACTCAACGCTGGTGTAGGCTTACCACTACCTGACAATGGAATGCTCCAGGAAGAAGACATTATGGAAGAAGATGACATGATGACTGGCGCAATGCCAGGAGGTTCTGTGCCCCCAATGGGTATGGAAGGAATGATGGGTGGTATGCCCGGAATGGAAGGAATATAAATGGAGTCAGAACAGACAAACTTTACCGACTATGTAACAGACACATCGCCAGCCCCAGAAGCGGGCGTTGAAGAAGCACCGGTTGGTGACGTAAACTGGGAAGAACGCTATCGATCAGAGGTTCAGGACCGCATTCGCGAACGCGAGCGGTACAAGCCTATTCGGCAGGTATTTGACCAAATGCACCCGGACGATGCTGCTGCCGTGCAAGGTTTCGCTCAAGCATGGGCTTCCGGAGACCAAGACACTGCCATTCAGTGGATGATTGAAAACGCCAAAACACTTGCAGGTGATAAGTTTTATGACATTGCCGGTGTAAACAGTCGCGGCCAAAGCCAACACGAAGTTTTTCAAGAAGCAATCCAAGACAGCCAACAGGCAAACCTCACCCCAGAACAGGTAGCTCAAGTTGTGGAAGAGCGCATGGCCGCCTTTCAACATGAACAGATCGTCCATCAATACGAAGTAGAGATTGAGCAAACATTACAGGAAGCTGGCTACGACCCCAGTAGCCCCCTTGCTATTGCCGCAATTTCTGCCGCCCAACAACGAGAAGACCTTGACCTAACTGCTGCTATTGCAGATATTGAAAATCAAATCTTACAGCAAGCTCAATCTATTGTTCAACGTCGTCAAAATCCATCTGCTGGTATGCCTTCAACTGCACCAAATGGAATGGCACCGGTGATGAACTCAGCAAACATGACACCGCGAGATCGAGCTATGGCTCGTTTGGGTCAACAAGGACTTTAGGTTACTTGACAACGCACTAGTTGCGTATAATATATATGTATCTGTTCTGGATGGTTCAGATGTAACATAGTCACCACAAAGGCACGTTGGCAGAAGCCACGCGCCCCGATGTTCGGAGAACTAGGGATCGCCAGGTAGTGGGTCTAACAAACTCAATCCAACAACTCAACAATTAAGGAATATTAGACATGCCCGCAAGTCTTTCCACGGTTGATGCAATCCTCAAGGACGACTACAAGGATTACATCGATCAACTCAACCAGGCCACGTTTCTTCTCTCGCAGATCGAAACGCGCCGCGACACCGTTACAGGCCGTATCGCCCGTCACGCAATCCACCTCGGACGTTCATCCGGCGTTGGCGCTCGCGGAGAAAATGGCACTCTCCCAACAGCAGGAAACCAGGCGTACGCTACGGTCCCAGTACCAGTAAGGTACGTTTACGGCCGTATTCAGTTGTCCGGTCCAACAATCCGTCAAGCAGTTACAGACCGTGGCGCTTTCGTTGATGCACTTGATGCAGAAATGAGCGGTATCCGTCGTGACGCCATGAAGGATGTTAACCGCCAGCTTTGGGGTACATCCAACGGCGTTATCGCACAATGCGGTACCACCACAAGCTCAACAACTGTTGTCTTGGCATCTTCTACCGGAACCACAGCACTTCGCAACCTCTTCTTTGATGGTGGCATGGTTGTTGACATTGGTACCGTAGCATCGCCAACCACAGTTACTTCTGCTCGTACTATCACCGCAGTAGACGAAGCCAACAAGACAGTAACCATTTCAGGTTCTGGCGTTACCACTTCGTCTTCACACTTCTTGTTCCGTACCGGAGCTGGTGGAGCTTCTAGCAACAGCGGTCAGCCAGGCGACGGCCAGGTCGAGTTGACGGGTATTCAGACCATCGTTGACGACAGCGCAGTCTTGCACACGATCAACCCATCAAGCCAGCCAAAGTGGAAGTCATACGTAAACAGCAACAGTGGAACAAACCGTGCCGTTACCGAGACCCTCATCACCGGCTCGATTATGAAGGCCCTCATCAACAGCGGCAAGAAGCCATCTCTTCTTGTTTCTTCCGAAGGCGTTCACATGTCGGTTGCTAACTTGTTCTTGTCGCTCAAGCGCAACATGGAACAAACACAGCTCAAGGGTGGCTACGCAGGTATCCAGTACTACTCACCATCAGTCTCCGGACAGGGTGACGAAGGCCCAACCGTTCTCTATGCAGACTTTGACTGCCCGAACAACCGCCTCTACGGTATTAACCCAGAGTCGCTTGTATGGCACCAGGTCGGAGAAGGCTGGCAGTTCATGGACCTCGACGGTGCAGTGATGAACCGTAAGCCAGACCTTGACGCCTACGAAGCAACGTTGACCTGCTATGCGGAACTCGCATGTAAGCAGCGCAACAGCCACTTTGTGATCAAGGACCTCACGGAGACCACGATCTAAATGGCCGCATCGGTAAGTATCGTTACTGGTCCGGAAGTTCCAGGTAACCGTAAGTTTGTGACAGCAACAGTCACATTCGATTCGTCGTACCCGACCGGGGGAGAAGCAATTTCGCTCACCTCCCTCGGTCTAGACCGACTTGACTTTTTGTGGGCAGTTACCACAGATGGCTATGTCCCTGCATGGGATGGTTCAACAACCAGTCCAAAGATTGAACTCTTTTGGGTTGACACAACAACAGACGGTGCTGCATTGGCAGAAGTAACGAGCACTACCAACGTTTCGACGGTAGTGGCGCGAATCTTCGCTTTCGGCGCTTAAGGTGTTGGCCTGGGTGGGGCTTTCTCTCCTTTCACCCACCCAGGTCAGCTTCACCCCTTGGAGGAATTATGAATAGAGCTAGCGATCTAATTTCGCAACACATCCCCGGAGCTGAACAATGGGCAGAAATCTCTTTGGATGTTTACAACATTTCAGAACGTATTCGCAAAGGCGATGAATCTGGCTGGCGTGGCGACCCCAGCGCTAGTGTTATGTTCAACCCCATGACGCAACAGTTTGAAGTATGGCTGGTTGACGACCAGAACACCCCATACATTGCCTGCAGCGGACCTCGCTGCGACCATTCGCTTATTGTCAAGCTAATCGAAGGCGACTGGCAAAAAGGAAAAAGACTTCTAGAAGAAATTCAGAAGAAGAACCGAGAAGCTCGCGATCGAGAGATGAGCCTTCAACGAGATATGTCTGAAGAACTAGC